CGTTCTAGTAATCCGGGAATAACTCCTTTACGTTCATAAGTTACGATAGTGCCATTAGCAGTTAACATCCATGGCTGATTACTGTTAAATACCATATTCCAAACTTCGGCGGCTGAGTGTACAGTTTTTTCACCATTTTGCCAGTCAATGGTAACTTCTGTACCACGTTGTTGTTCCATGACTGCCGTATACTCTAAGCTAGCGAAGATACCTTCCCAAGCAGCAGCTACGGTTTTCTTATGATTGGCAACCTGATCTTCGATATAATGATCAGTCATTATAGGCCGTAGCTGACCTACTACAGTTTCCATTCCCATATTAAGCGCACGAATAGCACTGGGGTATAGACTGTTAATGTCAACCGCGCCAATCCATTCATGCATGCCCTTTTTTGGATAGGCCACATACGCCCCAGCAGCCGCAGTTTCATCATCTGTTAGTCGTTGTGGTCTGGCAGGTACTACTAGACCACGTTCGTGTGCTTCGTTGACGATAGCTTGTTCAGTTACGGCTACTGCTCCCATGGTTGTGGGCAGTAGTACTGTATTGTCATGGGCGAGTTCATTGGCCAAGTCTAGGAACTTTAACTTACTATCTAACTTGTTTAGAATTAATGTATCTTGTCGATTATATTCTAAAAACTTCTTAAAGTTTAGATTATACAGTTGATCCAGCGTACCTTCATACTGTGTTTTATGTTCATTCAACTCATACTCGGCGATGGCATCTAAACTATAACTGTGCCGTTCTTCGTAGGTATATTTACGATAAAGCTGCATATAATCCATGTGTACACGACCAACGATGTCATAGGTAAAACTAGTAGCACCGAATCGTTCAAATTCTCTAGACTTAGGATTCTGTCCCCATAGACAAAAACGTCTTATATCATTTTTACTTAATACACGTATGATGCGATTAATAGTATAGGGTATATCATAACCTTCGCTGTTCCAACCTGACAGTATATCAGCATCATCTATCAAATCAAGAAAAGTGTTGAGCATGTCTTCTTCACGTTCAAACACCATACAGTTTTCAAAATCTCTAGCGATCTCTCTAGCAGTCTCTATGCTCATGTGAGTGGGAGGCACTGCTAGTGTAACTAACTGATCTAACCATTGTAGATATACTGATATAGCAGTGATGCCGTTAAATGGATCTGTAGTGGGAGAGAACCCGCGGTCTTTGTGAAAATCAACTTCGATGTCAAAGAACGCTGTGTGTAGTTCAGGGGCAGGTTTGCCTTTATAATTTTCTTCTAGACAACGGAAAATTGGATTGATGTCTGACTCATATAGTTGCTTTCCAGAGTGCATACGAAGTTCTCGTCTAAACTCTTTATTGTTACGTGTGGAAAACCTAGCCACTGGTGTGTCGTAGATAGAACGGAATTTTCCCCTAGGGTCATCATAATAAAAAATATAATTAACAGGATATTCTTTATAAACACGTTCACCGTTTACACGTTCGACTACATGTATCGTGTCATTTTCTCTGTTATAAAGTGCGTCAATATAGCTCATAATTCCTTTTATGCCACTTATAGCTGGCAAATACTGTTCTTCATGCTCGTAGAGTGAGCGACTCTAAATTGTGTAGAGTACTTAGCAATAGCGTTATTATATTGTTAATTTTGTTCTCGCACCGCCCATAGTGCCCCGAAAGAAAGTGTTGAATGCCAAACTTACTCTGACATTATCACCATCTTTGACTTCTACCGAGTGACTTAGCTCTGACGGAAACAACACCAGCATACCCTTGTGAATCTTGATCATGTAATCAGGTGAGTTGAACTGGTTGAAACTTTGGTAAATTGGCTGTAGTTGACTATGTTCTCGTCTATGGAAGGTGATTGAATCTAAGTTTTCGTCAACATCAATATACAGTACTCCCGATATTAAACTGTTGTAATGAAAATGCCTGTGATGGAACTCGCCTGCGGTGGTCCAATTTAGCCACGACTGTGTGATACATAACTGCATGTCAGACTGATAGCCAGCGATCTTTTGAGAATATTCTGAGATAGCCGACATTATACTGCTTTTAATATCAGCCATCTCAGCACTGTCTAAAATGTCTTCATCATCACTGACCCAGTTACCAATGTTAATATGTGATCGCGATTTTGCCTGACTAAAGAATTTATATTCTTCAGTGGTGATATCCCTAGTTAATTCGCATACATACACAGGTTGTGGAAATACTGCGTGTGTTGATATTGCTCGCATATAACTTAGAGAGTTTTACCCACTGTGGTCAAGATATACTCTAATAATTCGTGATCTTGTTGTACGCGACCAAATTCTGATTTATGTGCCAGTTTAATTGCCTTTTTAAGGATGTTGGGTTTAAATTCCATTTCCTCTGCTACGGCTTTAATAGTATCATTTAATCCGCCCTGTAGGGTTTCAATCTCATATGTGATTTTCATCCCTTCGCTGATAATCTGTTCGAGTTTGTTTTTTTGTTCTAGTGTAAAGATGCGATCTGACATTGTAGTTTCCTTATAATAAAAAGTGCTCACTTTGGATGAGGTTCCGGTCTCATCGGGCCAGCAGCCGGCCACACCACCGTTAACAAGTAACGGGCCTAAGGGGTGTTCTATTCAAAGCTGAACAAAGTGTCAGCTGGGTCTGTTGATTCTTTGGGTAATAAATTGCTGCCCCGGGTTCTATAATAAGTTTCATTATAACTGTGTAGTACTTCTACAGCTTCTACCGCAGGCAGTTTCAACATCTTATAGATTTCATCAGTGCAAAAAGATGCTTGCTGCTCAGTAAAATCTTCATGTTTGATTAATCCCGATGTTTCTAACTCTTTGAAGAAATTATTTTTTGGTATCGTAGCGATTTTATCACGTTCAGCTAACAGGTTTAATTGCCGTCGAATGTCGGCATCGCGATCACATAATAACTGCTGTTGCTCTTCGCTGATGCCCATTCCATATACAGCCAATAATACTTCTGCTACTTCTGATTCGTCAACTATCAACGCATAGTCTTGATGTGCTTGGCTCCATAGATTTTTCTTTAATAAAACCGTTGGACAAGCGTGAGCCGTTTCCAATGCGCCCAATCCAAATGTTTCACTGACTGCTGGATGATACGCAGCAGCCAAACTTTGAATGATGGCAGTTTTTTCCTGCGCTGTAACCCCCACATGTATCTTATAGTCTATTTTTTCCGCGTGGAATCTCTGTTCAAATTTCTTAGCACTGGTCTCGCTGGGAACTAAAACTACGCCAGGTAAGCCAGTGGCTTTTAATGCTGCTATGTATGCCTCGGGATTTTTACGTGGTTCCCACGGACCTATAAATCCCACTCCCCAACGACTATCAGTTAACTTTGTGAAATCAAGTAACTGTGGTTCGGGCACCAACGGTGGCACAACTAAACACTCATCCAGTTTGCGCGGATATTGTAGTTGAGCATTTTCTCGGATCCACGAACTTTGACAAGCTAATAATACATTGGGCAAACTACACAATGCTCTATATTGATCTGTTACTCCCGGAGAAAATATATCATGTTTAACAGGCACACCTGCTTCGGACTCATGATGTGTGGGGTGTAGTACTGTGCAGTATTTGTGTACGCCGATACTGGTCACAGCGTCTAGTGCTTCGCCGACATTAGTGATGATCAAATCATAAGTATGCCGACGTAAAGCTGATACTAACGCATTTCTAAAATTAAGGCTTAGGGCAGTATCAAATGGTTTTGAAAAACTGCTGAGTTCTTTGTATACTCTGTCGTCAATATATACTTCTGGCTGTATCCATTGTACTCGACCTTGATATTGAGTAAATAATCCATTATCTCTAACTGCGGCATCTGAGATGATGTCAATATAGTAACCTTCACTTAATGCCCAATCGATAATGCTTTTAGCATAAGCACCGACCCCGCGATATACAAAGTTGTTTCTGGCAACTAACATGCCAATTCTTTTAGTTGTTTTTAATGTCATACGTTAATATAGCTTATTAAACAGAGATAGTCAATGATATTTTCAAATCATTATGCCAAACTCAAGAAAAACCGGAAGCGAGCCTTGTCTTCCGGCATTCTCAATACTAGTGTATTACTTACTGTCTATTGCTGTACTGTAAAAGAATTGGCATATTTCCACCAACGGGGTTGGCAGCGCCAACAGGAGCTTGTGTAAACGCAGTTGCTCCGGCTGGAACACGAACGTCTGTCCAAGGTGATTCATTGATTGGGCCATAACAATCTGCCAATGTTACACCATTAACTGGCTGTGGTTGCTTGTCACACAAAAATGACCACATATTACTCATACCACCACCTTTTGTATGACTAGTAGTAAAGCTGCGAAATTGTGCTGGGGCAACTTGCCAAGTGGGTGCTTGTGGATAACTTGATTGCTCGCTGAACAAACTCCAAACTTTACCTTCAGGAGCAGCACATGAACCGTTCATCAAATTTAAATCGGCTATGCTGTCACCTGTCAAAACTGGGCAAACTGCTTTCCCTTCTAAAAAGACCTTGCCGTTAACTAGAATAGTTCTGCCAGTTGGTTCAGTACTTGAAGCTGCGCATAATGCGTATTCGCCGTGACAAATGCCTAAAGTACCTGCCGTGGCTGTGCCTGCCAGCAACAACAGAGCTGCTGTTGCCAAAATGTTACTTAACCTCATTTATTTCTCCATAAGTTAATTGCTGTGAACTTGCCAGTTGTAATCAACATTAATCACAACACGGTTTTGTTTCGCATAATACTTATATGGATCAAACTCTCCGGACGTAACTTTTATTCTTTTGTCAGAGCCATCATCAAAATAGACGCGCCAGATGTAGTATTCGCCTGGCTGTAGATCATCACTTTCTTCTTCATCTAGCCCACCATAATAATTTTCGTGCCAAGCTACCGGACCATTTCTAAATTCTTTTACTTTTTTAGGTTTGACACCCTGACTTTTCATATTAATGGCGATGGCGGCTTGTTGTGCGGGACTACTTGCCTCGGCTATTAAATTTTTGTATTCACTGCGAGCTGCTTCGTAGATCTCTGGATTATTGATGTAATTAGTAAAACGACTTTGACGCATAGCCCATTCAAAAAAGTTTTCGTCAACTGGAATAACTTTACCTTGGTGCTTGACGTCGCCACGCTTCGCTGCTTTCTTTTTATCTGTTTGTGGACCAGCACGACCTGCTAGACCGGCATTTTTCACGACATAGTTACGTGGTGTAATCGTAGTTGAGTTGACTGTAGGTTTTTTCATTGTGGGGTTTCCTCGTACTTTACTTTCTTCACATCCACCTACTCCCATACCAAGTTTGGGTGGGTTTGGATCTTTCCCTTGCCAATATCCTTTAAATTTTGGACCTACAGGATTATGTGAGGCCTTAGACATGTTTATCTGTGTGTGCGCGTTTCTTTGATAATATTACCTAGTGCTTGGCGCAGTTTATTTTCAACGAGATCTAATTGACGAGTCTGATATTCTTGCCAGTAATCTTTAATTCGCATCATAGCATTGTCAGCAAATTTTTCTCCATACTTTTGCTCAAGTCTACTCCATAGATAATCTGCGAAATCTTCTCTGCTTAAGTCACTTTCTTGATCACAGATGTCTGCGATCACCTGCATAACACGATCTGAACGTTTGCCTAAATCAGCAGGCTGGCGTGCTGAAGATTTAAAATCGTCAACATCAGGAGTATGATCATACTCATCGTCATATTCATTGTCAAAGTTTTCGTTTCTAATTATAGGACGAGTAGCAGTCTTTGCTTGAGCAGCGGCTGTTCTAGTAGTATCTTTCTGCTTACGAACCATCGCTGGTATACGGTCGCTGGCAGTACTGCCAGATGGCAAACGACGTTCCGAATCCTTGACTCTATCTGCTAGATCTTCTGCGATTGATGATTTAACTTCTGTTTTTTTACCTTTGGCTTGTAATTTTTTAGCAACATTGTCGGCATGGCTTTTAGTATCAAAAGTTTTCCATTTGCGACCATCTATATAAACATCATATGTGTTCTCAGAAGGATTCTCTCCACGGTCAGCGGCGATTTCACGAGCCTTTTCAGCAGATTTGATTGCTTGGTATTCTTTGCCTTTCCTTAAAGCTGAACCTTGACTCCATGGATTGCTGCGAACACCTGGTGTTCTGCGGAATCCGCGTACTTCATCTAACATGCCGTATTTTTTCTTTAAGGCAGCTAATGCTGCTTCGATTTTGTGAGCAGGTTGTCCTTCCATACGGTCACGCAATTCATTTTTTTCTATGTAGTAGTTAGGATCTTCAGGAATACTTCCTGCTGCTATCCCAGGCCGTCTAGCGCGATCATGTGCTCTAGATGCCGCATATGCTTTGAATTTACCATCTGTTTTGGGACCAACGGCTTCCGCCACACCTTGATCTTTTTTAACAATAAACGTTATGCTTTTCATTCCTGTGTTGGGATCAGTATACGTGCTTTTGAATACCTTGCCGCCATGTTGGTTGGCATGAGCAAACGCCTCATGTTTGTTATCAAATCTATTGGTTGGTGGCTTGATCATTGGACTAGAGCCTTCCGCCACACCTTGCTCTTTACGCTTTTTCTCGTAATCAGTTTGCTTAGGCGTGCGTTTAGCAGGAGCTTTAGTTCCTGCTATTCGTTCTTCTTCGTCCTTGCGGCGCTTGAAGTAATCATTAGAAGTGCCTTCCGCCACACCTTGCTCGTTAATTCTTAACTGTTTCTTTGTGTAGGCGATATTACTATCAAAACTTTTTTGACCTTTTTCTTCTGTGGGTTTGGTTATATCTGAATGAACTTGTTTTCCACCAGCATAAACTCTTACCTGATATCCCCATGGTGTCTTATGTAGTTCATGTGTGTATGGTCCTATTGTTTCAGAGCGGATAACAGATTCTTTTAGTGAGCCTTCCGCCACACCTTCCTTCATTCTGCGACCATGTTGATCTAATACTATAAGTTTGCCGCCGAATTTTTTAATATGAGCCAATGCCAAGTCTCGTGATAGGAATGTTTTAACAAACTCATTTTTGCTATCAGGAAATACACCATACTCAGTTGGTTCAGGGGTATATGTAAGTTTACCTTTTGCTTCCGCCACACCTTGCTTAACAAACTGAACATTTAATTTAGCATTTTTCCACAATGGATTTTTAGGATCCATTCTTTGCTGTAGTA